GCGAACGCCTCGGTCAGGTCGATGTCGTCGCCCATGCGGCGCATCAGCTGCCGCGCCAACCACTCCGGCGAGATGCCGGGAATGCGCTGCAAGAGGGGGATCAGCTGGGTGAGAACCTGGACGTCTTCCTGGCGGTTGGCGGGACCATTGGCGCCGACATCCACCTCCAGCCAGACGTTGTCGGCCACCGACTGCGGGTCCAGCGCCGGCCACACCGCGCCTGGTCCCACCACCTTGGTGACTGTCTGGGGCGACACGTTGAGGACGAGGATCTGGGACGACGCCTGCGCCAGCTCGGTCATCGTGTCGTTGATGTCGTCCACGGTCGAGGTGAGGTCAGTGTTCTGCGAGAACTGCGCCACCGAGACCTCGGTCGCCGTGGCGTTGCCCGACGTGGTCCCCTGGTCGGCCTGGTCGCTGCCCAGCACCCGCAGGACGTCCTCGAACACCGGGGCGGTGTCATACACCGCGGCGTCGATCGGCGGCATCTTGATGACTTGTAAGACGTCATCGATCTTCTGGCCCGGCGCCAGGGCGTTGAGTTCCAAGAGAGCGTTCGCCGGGTGGGTGCGCAGCTTCTCCAGGTCCGGCTCTTCGAGAAGACCCGCCGCCACCGCGGTCTTGGGGCGGTTGGCGCGGCGATGCTCGCGCAAGCCCTGGCGGGACCGGTTGAGTTCCAGCTGCATGTCGCGGATCAGGTCGATGTCGGACTGGGGATAGAGGGTTTTCTCGTCGTAACCCTCGTTTAAGACGATGGCGAACCAGGGCCAGAACCGGGTGATCTCGGCTTCCGGGGTGGTCGGCTCCTGCAGGAACTCGGGATAACCGTCGCAGACGACATACACCGTGCCGTCCTTGCGGTTGTAGATCTCCCAGATGCACGCCAGGCACAGGGCGGTGCTGGTCCCGTCATCCCGGCCGTCGCCGTAGCCGGCGTTGTAGTGCTGCTCGCCGGTGGGTTCGTAGCCGGTCGAATTGCCGTCCTCGTTGTAGGCGGTATAGCTGGTCCCGACGTCGACCATGTAGATCTCTTCGATCTCGTCGGGGGTCAGGAGATACTCCTGCGCCACCCAGTTGGCCCCCAGGAAGCCGCGCAGGGAGCGGCAGCGGGTGTCCGGGATGATCGCCGTGCTGTCGGGATAGTCGAAGGTCAGGCCCTCGCGCACCACCAGCTGGGTCTCCGCGGTGAGGCTGCGGATCGCCAGTTTCAGTTCCTCGGCGTCGGCGCTGTCCGGCTCGATCTCGCGGTCAGCCAGGTCGGACGCCAGGCGTTCGATGTTGGCGACGCGCTCGGACATATCGGCGATGCGATGTTCGATCTCGGGCGACATTTTCATCGCCCGCTGGAAGCCCAGCTTGACGTAGCCGACGCCGGTGACGATCGCGCGCCGTATCGACATCTTCATGGACGACTTGAACGAGTGGGTCTGCTCCTGGATGTTGTATTCGTAGAGCAGCTCCAGCGTGCGGCCGATCTTCTGCATGATGGCGTCGAACTGCTGCACCTGGGCGGCGTCCTGCAGGATCATCATGCTGTGCGGATCGGGCGGCATGCCCACCTGGGCGCCCGCCATCGCCGATTGCTGCGCCTGCATCAACTGGGCTTCGGTGCCGTCCCAGGTCTGCGCGATCAGCTTGGGCTTAACCTTGGCCTGCATCTTCGGGTTGTTCGGGTAAAGTTCCGCCGTGCGCTGCAGGACGTGGCGGATACAGATATTGGCGACATAGCGATCATCACGCTTGCCGATTTCCTTGGAGAGATCGGGCCACTGACGGCCCTCGCAGAACTCCATGTTCTCGCGCATGCGCTTGAACTGGGCGCGCCAGTGCCGCTTGGCGCGCTTGACGCGGTCCTGCCAGCGCGTGACCAGCTTGCGCCGAGCGTCGTCCGGCGTGGGCCGGTCCCGCGGGACCATGGTGGTCTGAGCTGTGCCCGGGACCTGGGACAAGGCCGGGTCTGGTCCTGTCATAGGAGGACCACCCATGCCCATGCCAGGGTCCATCATCCCAGGCGGTCCCATCATGCCGCTCATGAGGTCAGACCCGCGGTCGCCGGCGGCTGCGGGATTACCGGTTGGGGCGCCGGGGCATAGGGCACGCCGCCTGGCGCCGGCGGAGGCAGCGGCTGCCGCGGCTGGGCCTGGCGGTTCTGGATCGCGTCCTGCATGGTATTCGCGTCAAGCGGTCTGTTCTGCACCCGATCCATCATGCGCTGTGCGCCCTGACCGATCGGCCCCTCGTTGAACTGCTTAGTGAGTTGATCCCATTGAGTGCCCAGATCCGACCATCGCTGCACCAATGCCTGCCGATCAGGGCCTGGTGGCACCAGGTCAATCTGTTTTGACACTTCCCGCATCTGTTGGATCAATGCCGCCGATGCCGCCTGCCGGTCGTCTTCCGTTAGATACTTACTGCTCTTCGGCACCGGCAACGGCTCAACCCCCGGCTCCTCCAGGAACTGAGGACTATCCATCATCGTCGTGGGCGGCACGCGGGACCCCAGGGCGCCCTGGGCCAAGACATAGCTCTGCATCGGGTCCGGCGTGGGCTGGGGCGGCGCCACGGTCCCTGCCAGCCGGCCGCGGACGTAGTCCTGCATTCCCTGTTGATCCGGCATTACCAAAACCTCCCGCCGCCAAACAGAACGAGCAGCAACAAGATCAGCACGATGAGACCGATGCCGCCGAACGCCTGGCCCCCGTAATGGCCTGCCTGATAGCCGTAGTATCCGCCGCCGAAGCCGCCGAACAACACCAGCAGGACCAGGACGACGATGATCAGGTTCACCGGATTGGTGCCCCGAAAACGCCCCAGCCCAACAGACCGATCAAGATAAAAAAGAGCAGGCTGAACGGCCCGAAGCTGACCAAAGTCTGTTGATTACGCCAGTACCAGCCACCACCGAACACTATTGCGATGACGTATATGATCCAAAACCATATCGCTGCACTCATCACCACCCTCCCCCGGCATAGCCGAGTTTCACGCTGCGCTCGGCCTGGTCCCGCTGCAGCTTGAGCCAGCCATAGGTGTGTTCCAGGGGTTTGCTGTCGTCTTCCTTGCGCTGGGCGCCCGCCGGGACCTGTAGCGTGAGGCCAAGGCCGATATACGCAAGCGTATCTACGAAGTCGTCGTGCGCGTCGTACGGGAACTTCAGCATCTGGTCCCGGGCCGCGGGCCACCAGGGCGCGCGTTCGGGGAAGCGCACGCGGTTCATGCTGAGACGCCCCTGGATCGACTGCGCGCGGGTCTGTTTATCAGCGATCGGTTGCATCTCGATCACCGAACAGAAGGTGTGCGTCTCCAGCATGCGCTTGCGGAGGAACGGCCCGATCGATTTGGAAATGTGCGATCGTTCTGCCCACCAGAACAGGGGCTTATGCAGCTTCATCATGCGCAGCATGCTCTCGACCGTCTGTTCGGCGGTCATCTGCCGCCACACCAGGTCAGGCAGGACCCAGATCGTGTCGTCCTTGTCAACGCCGATCACCAGGAGACAGGTCTTGTCGGAGCCTTGTTTCAGCGCCACCGCGTGGTCGGAGGCGGCATAGCAGCGCAAGTTGGAGGGCAGGTCGTTGGGCTTGTAGGTGTGCAGCCAGTCGACCGAGAAGAACGTGCCGCCCGCGGGACTGGGGCGGCCCTGGTAGAGGGCCGAGAACCCGCGGTGGTCCCGGCGCTGGAGAGACTTCAGATAGGTCTTGCCGAACCGGCCGGGCCAGAGGGGTTCGTCCACCGTGCGGTGGAGAGGGTCCTTGCCGTCGTCAAAGGCGAGGGCCGGCAGATCGATGATATGCCACTCGGCGGCCTCTTCGGGATCGTAGTAGGAGTTATGCGGGTCGGTGAGGCGCCCGATCAGGTCATCCTGGTGCCAGCGGGTCTGGATGAGCAGGATCTTGCCGCTCTCGTCCATCAGCCGGGTGGCGATCACCTGGGAAAACCAGGTCCAGAGCGTGTCCCGGATAGTCGGGCTGTCTGCTTCCATGCGGTCCTTGATCGGGTCATCGATGCACAGAAGATCACCGCCGCGCCCGGTGGTGGTCCCGCCGCGTCCCACGAAGGCCAGGATACCCCCTTTGGTGGTCTCCAGCCGGTCGCTGGCCTTGCTGTCGTCCTTCAGGACCACATCGGGGAACACCTGGGCATATGCCGGGGACAGCATGATGTCGCGCACCGCACGGCCGATGTCCTGGGAGAATTTCTCGTTGTAGGTGCCGAAGATGGTGCTGAGTTCCGGGTGCAAGCCGGTGAACCAGGCGATGAACATCTTGGAGGCCAGCTGGGTTTTACCGTGACGTGGCGGCAAGTTGATGATCAGACGCTTCATACGCCCGGCGGCGAGTTCTTCGAGGGCAGCGCAGATGACTTCGTGAAACCGCTGGGTCTCGTAGCGCGTGTGATCCGGGTCGTCGGGAAACCTGGGCGACGGCATCATCAGGCGGGTGAACGCGAGCATCGACGTGGTCGCGTCGAGGATCGCGATCAGCCGTTTCAGGACCAGTTCGTAGCGAGTGAGGTCCGCTGCCAACATCAGGTATAGATCGCCGGAGTGCCGCCCGCCGTGATCCAGTCTCGGTATCGCTGTTTTTGGGTGCGCATGACGCCGACGCCCATCGGCATCGGCCCCGCCGCCAGAGGCTCCGGCGTGTCGTTCAACAGCAGGGGTTCATCCGCCGAAGGCAGTGGATCTTCCGTCATTTTGGGCGCTCCAGATCTGGGTTTGCGGCGGGCCATGTCAGTTCGGCTCGATTGGTTTGGCGGGTTCAGCAGGCTTTTCGGCTGGCTCGACGGTTTCAGCCGCGACAGCCACCGGCTCAGTGACGACGACCTCATTCGAAGGTGGTCCTTCCGTGGTCCCGATCGCGTTGCTGGCGGTGACGATGCAGGTCGCCGTACGGCCAATGTCGTCAGGCAGCGCCAGCAGGTAAGTATCCGTGCCGTCGCCAGCGGCGGTCCCATCCAGCTGCCACTGCCAGGCGTAGGTGTCCGGCTGGCCGGTCCAGTTGCCCATCGTGCAGGTCAGGGTGTCACCGGTCTGGCCGACGTAGGGCACATCGATGTTGATCGGGGCGATGTCCTCGCCGGTCTGGGCCTGGCCCAGGAAGCCGACATTGCCGCTGAAGTCCTGCGCGGCCGGGATACCCACCCATAACCTGGGGGCGCCGCCGGCGGCGGGAGCCACCTCGATGTAAAGCTCGCCGGGGGACAGGCTCTCGGCTTTCGGCGGCAGGTAGCCGATACGATAGGTGCCCATCAGGGAGACGGTCTCAGGGTCAACAGCCATGGTTTGGGTCCTTTCTCTCAAGGTCCATCCGGGACGACGCGCTCAGCTACGTCCTCGGTGGAGAAGCGTGACGGCGGTGGCTGTGACTGGCGCTGCAACTGCTGCATGAGGCTGTCGATGATCGGACGCACGATCCCGTGCTGCCCCGTATTCAGATGCCGCAGCACGGTCTCCCACTGCTCGGCGGTGAGTTGCGCGGTCATCGGTCGGTTCGGCTCGATCGGCTGCTGCTGCATGTCCATGTGTCGCTGTTCCTAGAAACAGGGGATATATCGGGTGTTGCCAGCGGCATCCTGAATGGTCAGCCACTCCAGCACGGTGGCGTTCGCCGCAGCCGGGGCGAGTGCCGTTATCGACACCGCCTTGGTGCCATTGGCGGTAAAGCAGGCTGAGCTATTGAACCTGACATACGGGTTAGAACCCCAGCCGAACACGATCCCGCCGCCATCTATCGCTATGGCGCCGCCGCCGGTTGCTGTGGCCAGCACGACACCGCCCGCCGGCTGGATGTTCAGATTGATGGTTCCGCTACCGCTACCAAACTGCGACGCCGAACTACCAGAGGTGATCAGCCCGCCCCCGAGGGTGGTCAATCCGCCACTCTCTTGCAACGCAAGTATGGTCGCGGTCGTGTTCCACGTCAGGTTGAGCGTGCAACCGGACGCGATGTTCGCAGCGAAATCCCAGGCCGTGGTTGCGATTGGATTAGCCGGTGCGGTCTTTGCCGGATAGTTGGCGCGATGCGGATTGCCATTAACATCGGTATAGGGCGTTACGGTTGCGACAGCGGACCCGGTGATCGTGGCAACGCGGTAGATACCGCCGAACGGATCGTAGAGCACATCCCCAACTGAATAACCGCTACCACCAGCCGCGACCGCGGCGCCCGTCGAGATCAATCCCTTCGCGTCTACCGATAAACCTGTAGCAGTCGGCGTAAGATAAGTTGATCCAAGCATGACGGCGCCAACGCCATCCACGCCGAAATTGTTGCTCGACAGAAAACCGGCTACCCGCGTCGTGCCGAATGCCGGGAAAGCGACATCGCTAAAATCAATGCCATATCGTGCCTGCGCCTGAACTGCCCCCACAGGCTGCGAATAAACGGCATTCATGATAGCCCCGTTATTCATGTCTATGGGCCATTGAGCGATAGAAGAACCAAATCGGATGCCGGTGGTCCAACCCACCGATGCACCGCCCTGGTCACCGATGAAAATAGCGCAATCATCGATCGGAGACTGGTAGCTGTCATAGCTCCACTTGACCAGCATGAGGGCTTTCTTGGAAAGCGCGGATGAGCCGGGGTGGCCACCGATGTCTATTTCCATACCGGCCTGCCCGCTCTGATAGCTGGCTGCGCTGTAGAGCGTGCTTTGAATACCAACGGCTGTCGTGGCGTTCCACGGGAGCGCCGTTGCGTTGGCATGGGAGGGGTGTTGCAACCCCGTGCCGCCATCGTTGACCTGTACCGCGTCATTGATAATCAGCGCCACGCCAATCGGATTGATGCCTGCCGCTTTGTTGGCGGTCGCGGCGATCTGCGTCTGGGTGATAGCCATCGTGGTGCGCCAACCCTGCGTGGCGCCACCACCGAAATTGTGTGTGAGATCGAAGAACGTCATGCCGTTGACGCCGCCGCCAGTGAACTGAGCTTGATCGCTGTTAGCGACAAATCTGTGCAGGAAGCCAGTCCCGGTCGTGCCTGTGCCACTCACCGAGTTGTCCGAGAACAATCGCAGCGCGCCGGTTGTGGCACCTGACGGGAACGACTGTGCATTGGCGAATGATAGGTTAGCACCGAGCGTCACGTTCCCCGACACCGCACCGCCGCTTAATGGCAGGAACGGCCCGCCCGCCGTCGCTGCGGTGAGCTGTTGCAGCGGCACCGCGTGCAGTGGTTGCGTCGCATTGCCAAACAGCGACAGTGCGCCAGACATGACACCGCCAGCGATTGGCAGGAACGGTCCGGTCGTGATCGAGTTGGAGCTAGGCGATGCACGCCACTTCGTGCTGTCCCACACACGATACGAGCCATCTGGTACCATGACGACAGTGCCGGATGCGGGATTGGTTGGGAAATCGAACATGATGCTATCCGATCATCGTGACGATGGGGCCGTTACGCGCTGTCGATACCGATGCGACCGAGGCCCAATATTCTATTGCGACCTGTGTGACGATCGCCTGCACACTTCCTGACGACACCGATGCCCAGTGCTCGACGCTGATCTGCGTTGCCTGCGCGTTTGGGTTGGTCTTTAGCCACTGCTCGACCGACGCCTGTGTGGCTCTAGTGTCTGTCATGCGATTGTCGTCGGGCCGATCTGAGCATTATTGACCGCTGCTGCTGTCCACGCCGCGCCGGTTGCAGGATCAGTCAGGTCCATACGCCACGCCCAGAGGAAGCCGGATGTAGTCAGTACCAGCGTAGGCGATGCCACCGTAGTACCGCCGCTCTTGATCTGCACTGCTGCGGTGCGCGTGCCTGCGTCAGACTTCTGCATATAGCCGCGCGTGACGACAGCGAACGTGGTGACCGGCGTCGATGCGATCGATCCGATGTTGTAGAAGTCCGCATCTCCCGGATTGCTGTCGAACACATAGGTCGTCAATCCGTCCTGATGTGCTTCGCTGACCTGGCTGATGTTGGTGGCGCCGCCGAGGCGCGAAAACGTCACACTGGCATCGCTCGCTGGCATGCGGGTGTAGCAGCGGATGTCACCGAGCCAAGCGACGGATGATGCGTCCGAGCGCCAGAAGAGGTCGTCTATCTGTTGTTGCGTTACGTTCGTGTTCATAGAGAAGATCAGTTTGTTGGCGTAGTTGTTGGTTGAGGTCGGTCGGGTGTTCAAGCCGCCGAGCACGTGGTCGTTGCTGGTGTTGCCGTTCTTGCGAACCGCCCAGCTACCCGTTGTGTTATTGATGACGACTTCAATTTCGAAGGCATACCATGTATTTACCACAGGAAACGCGCCGGTATAAGTATCAAGCACTGTGCCGCCAGGCCCCCCAGAAGTCAGCAATAAGGCACCATCGCTGCGGAACACAACAGAGCACTGTGCTGTGACACCATCGAGAAGTTCTAAGAAAGTCCCAAGCGTTGTGCCTGTGATAGTGGCCGTTTGACGAAATGCCAGAACCAAGTGATGCACGGCATCGTTCTGTCCACTGCTTTTGGTCCAGAGTATTCCTGCTGTGTTTACTAAAGCCTGACTTCCTATAAACCGGCCCGTGGTAAAAGACCCACCGGCTACGCCGCTATCCCAATAACTAGGATATGCATCGGCTACTGTCGCATACAGATCGAAACTATCGCCAAAGCTCCACGCCATCCCGCTAACTCCACGTCACAGCGAGCGACAGCAGCGCATCAGTCGGGCTGCCGGTCGCGGATGTGATCACCGCAGTGATGCGCTGGCCTGCCGTGAACGTGTTTGCCGCCGTTGCTGTCGCCGTCGCTGGCGTCGCACTGCTCACGGACACCGCGCTCAGCCCGGTCACGTTCGTTCCGTTGATCTGGATCGCGACGCTGAATGAGCCGTTGCCGGTGAAGTAAGTCAAAGCGTTTATGGTGCCTGCATAGGGCGCATCATACGCTAAGTACACCGTGTCATTGGCAACGATGGCGCCAGTCACCCACTGGGCTTGCAGCTTGGCACTGTTGCGTGCTGTGCCCCCACCGCCTGAGACAGTCGCCCATGCGCCATTCAATCGTCCATATGTATTGCCATCCACTGGCGCATCGGCGCTCAGCCCGCCAGCGTTCGCCGTGGCGATCACCCACTGCGATGAGTTGGGATCGGAGTACCAGAGATAGAGCTGCGGGTTGGCGCTGTCGAACCATAATTGGCCGGGCTTTGGACCGGTCGGCGGCGTATCGCTGACCGTCACCGCGCCGATGGTGCCCTGGCCCGCGCGCCACTTCTGGCCGTCCCACGTCCGGCCGGCGCCATCAGGCAGCGTCGTATTGGTGCCGACCGGCGGGTTGGCGGGAAAGTCAAACATGGTCAGGTTGCCCTTATCATCAGCACACTGCCGTTGCGGTAGAGGCCATTCAGCGGCACGAGGGCCGCCGCTGCCGCCGCATCATTGGCGGCGTTCACCGGCAATGCGGCGATGGTCGGTGCGACGGCCAGTGTCGCGACGAGAGATGAGCGTTTGATGGTCAATGCCGCCGGCGCCGCTATCGTGCCGTCATCGTGCGAGGCTATAACTTGATAATCTGATCCAGTGTTGCTGCCGTTGTCAGGATCTGAGATCGCGCTTGTGCCTATGAGGCCGGCAAACCAGCGGTTTGGATTGTTCGCAGCGACGTTCTGGTAAATCACCTGATGAGACTGGGCCTGCGTGCTCTGCACGAATACGTGGCCCGCCACGGTGGTGCGGGAAAGCGGTATGTCCAGGCCGTTCCACTGATTGCCGGCGATCGTGTTCGCACCCGGGCTGTCTTCCAGGATACCGCCATGCACGCCACCACCCGTTCCTCCTGCCGTGGTAAAGTTGTTGCCTGCCGCTACGTTGAACGTGCTGCTGCCCTTGAACCAAACGCCATAGCCATAAATGTTGCCACAGGTATTGCCGACGATGGTGTTAGGACCAGGGTCGCAAGAGGAGATCAAGATGCCGGTTTCGCCGAAGGCCCCGGTTCCATCGGCAGCGTTCGCTCCAGTCACGTTGTTGCCAATGATCGAGTTGAAACCGCTTTGGTTCACCTCGATACCGGCCCATGCCAAGGTGCCGGACGCAGTACGCAGGATCGTGGTGTTGCTGATCTGGCTCTGATTGACGAACGACATCCAGATGCCTCGGTGCCAGGCGTTGAGCGTGCAGTTCGTTACCGCAAGTTCTTCGCCGCCATGAGTGCGGTCAAGGGGAGAACCACTCGCCATAAGCGCCCATCGTATACTGTCATACTGCGCGATGACGGTGGTGTTGTTGATGAACACCCCCTGCACGTATTCATTTATGCCAATGCCGCAAGAACCGCCCTGCATGTAGCAGTTCGCTATATTGACCGACGCCACGTATGGATGGGCAGGACCTGGCCCTCCAACGATCGACAGAAGCTTGTCGCCCCGGTCGCTCGTGGCAACGGGGGTGGCGCCGAGAATGCAGACATTGTCGATGGTGATCCCGCCGACACTGGACAGCAGGATGCCGATGTTCCAGCCATTGGTTTCCGCGAACCCGCTGCTGCCCTGCACCAGCAGATCACGCAGCGACGATGTGCCCTGATACAGCGCATCGGCGGTCTTGGCGATGCAGATGCCGGTGTTGGCCACGACCGGCGAGGTTGGCCCCCGGGTCACCGAGAAGCCGCGAAGATGGATACCGGCCCAGCTCCGCGGCGACGCTATGTATGAGAGGGTGAAATTGAGACCATCGGTTGCGTTCGAGACGTATAGTTCCGATACGTCAGGACCCATCCCTTCGATGGTGATAGCCACCGTCGCCGGGATCGTCGCCGCGATCGGCGATGCCAGCACCGTGCGGCCGGCAGAGAGCAAGATAAGGCCGCCGCCAGCCGCGATCGCCGCGTTGACGGCGGCGTTGACCGCCGCGCTATCATCGGTGACGCCGTCGCTCTTGGCGCCGAAATCCTTGATGTAAAAGAACGGGCTGGAACCGGACACACCGGTGCCGCCGGCGCCATTCCCGGCGGCGATCACCCACTCCGATGAGTTCGGGTCACAGTAATAAACATACAGCTGCGGGCTGGAAGTGTCGAACCACAGCTGGCCGCACACCGGACTGGCCGGCGGGGCATCCGAAAGGGTCACCGTGCTGGTGCTGAGACCGGCATTGAGCGCCGCCTGATGTGCCCACCACCGCGAGGACCAGTGGTCCCCGGTGATCCCCATCACTGCCAGGATATTCGGCGGGATCGTGTCCGGCATATGCTCGGCCCACGCCTGGGTCACGTCGGCATAATCCTGGGCAAGGGCCGCCGCGCCGGTGGCGTGATTGTCGGAGTTATCGGCGTTCGTCGCCGCGGTCTGCGCGGTGGTCGCGTAGGTTTGCGCGGTATTGCGGGCGGCAATGGCGGTGTTCGCCGCCGCCGTGGCCGTCGTGGCGGCGCCGCCGGCCGCGGTGTTCGAGTGATCCGCCGCCGTCGCCGCCGCCTGGGCGGTGATGGAGGAAGCCCCGGCGGCGCTGGCGAAGCCCTGGGCACTGTCCACCAGGGGCTGGACCTCGTCGATGATGTCCTGGGCGATATCGTCGAACAACCCGGACACCATCTGGCTGCTGCCGACCGTGCCGGCCTTCAGCGTGCCATCGGTATTCAGGCTCGTCGCGGCCCAGCTAAGTGTCTGAGAAAGCGTGGTATTCGTGTTATCGTAGTCGGCATCCATGCGGTCGCCGGGGGGCGGCGCCGTTGGGTTACTCGTCTGCCAATCGGTGAACGAATACAGCCGTGAGGGCGGCGCAGGTTGGGCCGTCAACGGCCCGGGGAGGGCGCGAGGTCGCTCCGTCACGGACATGTGAGTTGTGTCTTTGCTACGTCATGTTGACGACACTACACGCGACGCGACAAAAGACGCAACCATGCTGTTGATGGGCGGGTTCTTGTGCGATGCACAACCGAAACGAAACATAGGGGAGTGCAAACTACATACCGAGGTCGATCATGGGTTCAACGCGGCCGGCGGCGGACCCGGGGAGGGGGCGGCAAGCCCGGTGGCGGGACCAGGGACAAGGCGTCAGGACCATGGCCCTCCCTTGGCCAGGGAAGGACAAAGTCAACGGGACCAATGGGTTAAGCCCAGTTCGCACACTTCCCGCAGGCGTTCTAGCTCCGAGACCAGTTCGTCCCGGGACAAGATAGCCAGCCCCTCCGAGGCCGAACGAGAGGGGGCCACTTGGTGCCGGCCAAGGCGCCCATCTAGCTCTGCCAGGGTGCGCGCAGCCTGCACCCGAGCGGTCGCTGATGCCTCTTCATTATCGATAACACTTCGTAACGCTCGGCGTTCATAACCCTCAATTTCTGTCGTGTCCCGCCCGTCACCCGACAATTTGTGGTCCCGCCCCGGTCCCGAGACCGTTTGTCCCGCTCTGGCGCCGGCTTTCCGTTGCTTCACGCGTGTCCGGACCATGGCGTCCATACCCCCCTCGCTCGCGGCGCCTGGCGCGCGGTGTCCATCGCCTCGCGCTGCACGCGGGACCAGTAAAGCGGCGCCTGGTCCCGCTTGTCCCAAGCCTGGACCAGCGCCAGGCGGACCGGTGCGCGCTCTGCCAGGCGGACCGTTGTCAGCCCCTGCCACACCGGCAGCGCCATAAGATCCAGCGGCAGCAACCCTAGCCGTTCAAGACGCCGCAACACCCGGCTTTCGCTCCGTCCGCCGTGGTCCTCCACCAAGCGCCGGCCAGGGCCACCGTGTATGCGGCAATGGTCCCGTCCCCGCATCGCGATAGTGCGGCATCGCTTACACTTGCGCTGGTCCGCATACGGGACCTGACAGCGCAGTAAAGCCGCGATGCTGTTAGGTGAACCGCGCCACCCTCCTACTCGCGATACTTCGCCTATCTGAGCCATTTTTGTGTTGTCCCGCCTGTTTGTCGTGCTATGTGTCGCGTCCCGGTATGACTACGCCGGGGCACGAGACACGACACCACGACACCACACCACACCAAAGGACACCAATCAAATGGCTTACCCCTCCCACGTTGCCCGTGGTGCGCTGCGCCACGCGCTCCGCACGCATCCCGACGCTGATACCGTCTTGAACGGCCGGCGCGTCAATGACCTGACCCTAGGCAATCTTTACGACGCCTTGCGTCACCTCAATGTTGACCCGGAAGCTATCGCCCGGGACGCGTTGAACGCGCCCCCCGGCAACCTCCCAATCAATGTTCTAGCCGAACCGCAGGACCAGGACGCCACGCCCATGCGCGAAGCTAATCCCGACGCCACGCCCGACACGCCCGACGCGATGATTGAGGCCGAAGTCCAAACCATACGTGGTCTGATCATGACAGGCGGTTTCGCCACCCTGGACGATAGGCTGCGCCAGCTGGTCACAGAGGCGCGCAAGCCCGCCGTCACGGTAGAGGTTGTGCGCGAAGTCCAAGTCCAAGTGGACGTGGTCCCTGGCGCACGCCCGATCCATGCCGCGAAGACCACCGGGACCAGTGAGACTTGGCGCAACCTGTTTGGCGTGACCGAAGCCATGGGCCAGCGCACAACCGCGATTTGGGATGGCACGCATCCTGATACGCCCAAGGTCAACGATAGGTATCTTTGGCCACACCCCCAGACCGAGACTGCGCTTTCGCAGTTGGCCCGTGGGCGTAACGTCATGCTGTATGGTCCCGCCGGCACGGGAAAGACCGAATGGGCGCAGCAACTCGCCGCGCGCACCGGCCGGCCGTTCGCGTTGATCTCATGCGACACCGGCACCGATGCTTCGACACTCGTTGGCATGACGGTGCCCGACGCGTCCGGTGGCGTGACTTGGCAGGACGGTCAGCTGACCAGGGCCATCCAAACACCGGGTTGCGTGGTGTGCCTGGACGAACCGAGCGTTGCGCGTCCTGGCGCGCTGTTTGTCATGCAGAACGTCCTGGCAAACAGGATGTTGTTTATCGCGGAGACCGGCCGTCGCGTATGCGTCGCACCCGGCGTGCTGTTCCTGACCACCGACAACACCAACGGGACCGGTGGCGGGGCACGCAAAGGCTACACCGACACCAATCGCTTGAACGCGGCTTTCCTCGACCGTTTCGGCGTGCGTGTTCGCGTGGACTATCTGCCGGCTGACCGTGAAGCGGACGTGATTTGCGCTTACACCGGCTGCACACCGGAACTGGCTCAGTTGTTAGTTTCAGCTGCAACGGTCACGCGTGCCGCTGCCGACAACCAGCAGCTGAGCCATGGCATTGGGCTTCGTCGGTTGCTGGCATGGTCGGAGCTACTGCAAGACGGCATCGACGCCGAGTATGCGTTCCAAAGCGCGGTGTTGAACTGTGCGGCGGAACAGGACGTCGAAACGCTGCGCGAACAATGCTTGTTGGCCTATGACCGCGCCAACGTAACGAGGGCTTTGAAGGCGGGGACCAGCGGGACCACCGATGCGCCTGACCCTGCCATCACCAATCCAAGCCCGGCCGGCCGTTCCGCCGCTGCCAGCTTCACCAGCGTTTGAGAGGGCACACACCATGCCTCGTTACATCGACGTGGTTCACGCCACGCAAGAGACCGCAGTGAAAATCCTCGCATTGCGCGAGGGCGGCAAGGTTGCCCGCGAGGTTGTCGTCACCACCAACGGGGGCGCAACTGCCTCCGTTTCGTGGTCCGACAGGGCGCCGCTGGTCACGCTCAACATGCCCGGGCTGCCACCCGATGCGGTGTTGACCAGGGGAGAGGCTGACCGGCTCGTGGCGTTCATCGTCCATGAGTGTTGTCATGTTCTGCACACCAACAAGCACGCATGGGAGCGGGCTTGTCAGGCTGGAGACCGTGTCCGCCATTGGACGAATTGCCTCGAAGATATCCGGATCGAAGCGGTTGAAATCAAAGCGGGGGTCTTCCCCGCTTTGAAATCACTACTCGGGACCATGTCAAACCATCTGTTTTTGGAGGCTCTCCCCAAGGCTGCCAGCATGGGCGTGACCATTGGCCACCGGATTAGCGACGCGCCGTATGTGGCCAGTGTGCTAGGCCGCGTCGCCAACGGCTACGCGATACCCGCCACCCACACTCTCGCCGCCGATATGTCCCGGGACGTCAAGGCGCTGGTCGATCGCGCCTTGACCGGCGTCCGCCGCTGCCAGTCCACCGACGCGGTGCGCCGGCTGGCCCTTGAACTGGTCCGCATGGAGCAAGCCCAGGCTCAGGCTCAGGCTCAGGCTCAGGAGGGCCAGAACGGCCAGGGCACCCCTGGCGAGGCTCAGGAGGGCCAGGACGGCCAGGGCACCCCTGGCGAGGCTCAGGAGGGCCAGGACGGCCAGGGCACCCCTGACGAGGCTCAGGAGGGCCAGGACGGCCAGGGCACCCCTGGCGAGGCTCAGGAGGGCCAGGACGGCCAGGGCACCCCTGGCGAGGCTCAGGAGGGCCAGGACGGCCAGGGCACCCCTGGCGAGGCTCAGGAGGGCCAGGACGGCGCCCCTGGCAAGAACCCGGGCGATGGTCCGCCTATCGTGTCGGGCGATACGCCCGATATGACCGAGACCCTGGCCAAGATCGCCGCGCGGGCTGGCATCGATGACCTTCGCCGCCATGCCCGCACCAACGAGGGACACCGGCTGATTACGGCTCAGAACGTCATCCGCCCTGGCGATGCCAGCGCGTATCCTGCTTCAGCTCAATCCGCCATAGCCAATCGCATGCATGCCAATGACCTGACCGCGCGACTGCCGCGCAACTCGGTCCTGCATGGCCAGATTGGCCGGCTGCTGGTGTCCGAAGAGGTCCACCGGAAGACGCACCACGAGACGTCGGGCAGGCTGGATCGCCGCGCCCTGGTCCGCATGCGGGCTGGCGCGCTGGACGTGTTCTCGCAACGCGATGACACCCCCGGCATGGATACCGCCTTGCTGGTCCTGATCGATGGTTCAAGCAGCATGAGGACCGACGTCACGCTTGGAGTATCCCGCATGGCAATCGCCCAGACCGCCGCATGGCACATTGCCCGCGCCGCCGAAGCCGCCAACGCCAAGGTTGCCGTGGTCGCGTTCCACACCCGGTTTGACCAGCTGAACCGGCGCACGCACGACAACCCGACTGGCGCCGCCCTGACCGTGGTCAAGCCATTCACGACGCCCATGGACGGCTGCGCTGCCGCCCTTGGGAGTGTCACCCCCAACGCTTACACCCCGCTGGCGCCCGCTATCCTGGGCGCTGCGGGCATGCTCGCCGAAGTCAACGCCACCCGGCATATCCTCATGGTCCTGACCGATGGGGAGTGCGACTACGGCAACGACGCGGTGACCGCCGCGTGCGCCCTGGCCGAAGACATGGGCGTGGAGACCGTGGGCGTGGGCATGGCATGCGACGAGGTGACGCGGGCTTTCCCGCCGCGCTACTCGGTCAACGTGACCGACCTTGGCCAGCTGGCCAGCACGGGCTTGGGCGTCCTCGTGGCGATGCTGGAAGACGCCAACCCGCGAGGAGGCGGCAACGACTAACCCGCCGCTAGGTCGAAACCTTGGCGCGCCGCGAGGCGCGCCCATGGTCGCGGCGTGCGACGCCGCCTGACGAGACCACGACACAACCCCGAAGGATCACCACACACCATGGCTCAACCCCGCTCCCCCTTTACCCTGCCGGAAAAATACCGCGCCAAGCTGAACGCGGCCACCGGCATCGTCCGCGTGCGAGGCGACGTCAGCCCTGACGCGGTCAACGGCTATTGCGATGATCTAGCCGCCCGCAATCCCTGGCTTCTGGACGCCCTGGCTGACGTCATAGGCACTGGGCTGACCGCCACCCCTCCCGCCAAGGCGCCGCGCACGCGGCGCCCCAAGTGACCGTTCGCCGCGCCAACGCCCGTCGCGTGCATCTGGCACGCGACGGGGTGGGCTTGACCGTATGCGGCCTCGTGGCGTCCAGCCTGGGCAGCAAGGGCGTCTGGCGCCCCTCATGGGCCATGACGCCGCCCGCATGGCGCTGCGCCCGTTGTCGCCGCGCCATGGCGTCCTGGCAGGCTTCGCGCCCCCGGGCACCCCTGGCATGGACGGGCTGGCAGGACCAGCAGGACGAGGGGTAGGCCCCTCGTCCAGCGCCCCGTCCGCCGCGCCGGCACCCGCGCGACCCCAACGCCCTACGGAGGTTTTGGCCCTAGGAGTGGAGGATGTGGAAGGTAGTCCTTAAACCTTCATACCTGCGCGGGTATAGACAATATAGGGAGTGTCCTCCACATCCTCCACTACCCCACACTTTGTGGTAAAAGTCTGGTTCCCTCTAGAACATTTGTTTGATTTGTCTTGGAGTGACGACAATTCGTGTAAACCTCCGCAAACTTCCGACTGAACTGGCGCTCGGCAACCACGGGCTGACAGCCATTACTCCAGCAC